CAGCACAGTTAAAAGATGCAATAGGTGATGCAAAAGCCTTGACAGATGCCTTCAATCCAGATGCTAAATTTAACGCTTTAACAAGTTCATTAAGTGGTGTAGCTAGTGGTTTTTCAGCTTATCAAGGTGCTTTAGGTTTAATTGGTGTAGATTCTAAAGAACTTGAAGCTACTTTATTGAAAGTTCAAAGTGCTATGGCTTTATCACAAGGCTTGCAAGGTTTGGGAGAAGCTAAAGATTCGTTTATACAATTAAAAGCGGTTATAGGTCAAACAGCAATAGGACAAAGAATTTTGACGGCTGCGCAAGTTGTTGGAGCTGCAGCTATGAGGGTTTTAAATATTGTTATGGCTGCAAACCCTATTCTTTTAGTAGTTACGGCTATTGGAACTTTAGTAGGTGCTTTCTATTTATTAACTCGTTCAACAGATGAAAATGCAGAAGCTCAAAAAGAATTAAATAGACAAAACGAACTATCAATTCGTTTGATGAAACAAAGTCAAGAGGAGGTAGATAAATACACTTCAAGTCTAAATACTTCAAGTAAAAATAAAATAGCTTTAGCAAAGGCGGAAGGTGCAAATTCAGAAGAAATATTTCAATTAGAAAAAGCTAGATTAGAAGAACAAATAAGATATAGAAAGTTGATGCACGATAGCGGTACAAAATTAACTGCTGAACAATACGCACAACAAAAACAAGACAAGTTTGATTTAAAAATATTAGAAGCTCAGCATAATACCGATTTATTAAATGCACAAAAAGATTCAAATACAAAAATAAAAGCTGAAAATAAATCTAAAAATGATAAACTAGTTGAGGACAATTATAATAGATATTTAAAGGAAAAAGAAGATTCAGATAATTTTTTAAAACAACAAGAAATTGATACGGCTTATTTTAAATCTATTGATGACGCTGAAGCATTAAGAAAAAAATCTTTATTAAACCAAGAGGCTGCGGATACAGAAATGTTGTCAGCATTTAAAATTGAACAATGGGAGTTTGAAGCAGCAAGACAAAAAGAAATTGATGATAAAGTTATAGCAGATAAAAAAATAGCTGAGGAACAAAAAGTGCAAGCCGTTCAAAATGGACTTTCAATTATTGGAAATTTAGCTGAATTATTTGCAGGTAAATCTAGAAAACAACAAGAACAAGCGTTTAAAATACAAAAGGCTGCTAATATAGCAAGTGCAACAATTGATACTTATAAGGCGGTGCAAGGTGCAGTTGCGTCTACTCCTGGTGGTCCAATTATAAAAGCTGCGGCAGGTGTTGTAATGTTAACGGCAGGATTGTTAAACATAAAAAAGATAGCGTCAACTAAATTCGATGCAGGTGGCTCTACAGGTGGCGGTGGTGGTTCTACTCCTTCTGGTGGTGGCGGTGCAGAACCTCAAAATGTTATAACTCCTAATTTTAATATAGTAGGGAATAATGGAACTAATCAATTAGCACAATTAAAACAAGCTCCTATTCAAGCTTATGTAGTAAGTGGTGAAATGTCAAGTCAACAAAGTTTAGACCGTAATAGGCTAAGAAATGCAACATTATAAACGAAATTTAGTTATATAAATATGAAAAAAGAACTACAAACAATCGAATTAACGATTAAAGATGAGCTAAAAGAAGGGGTATTCGCAATAAGTTTGGTAAACGAACCCGCTATAATGGAAGATTTCATTATGTTAAATGCTTTAGAGGTTGAGTTAAAGGTGGTTAATGAGGAAAAAAGAGAGGTTGTAGGCCTTGCATTAGTGCCTAATAAAAAGATATTAAGACGTAAAGACAATGTAGAGTTCAATATTGAGTTTTCAGAACAAACAATTGAGAAGGTTCAAGAGCTTTACATGAAAAATTTACGTGCAAATAACGTTACTTTAGACCACGAAAAGCCTGTTAACGGAGTTTCTTTAATTGAAAGTTGGATAGTTGAAGACCCGAAAAATGATAAATCAAATATCTATGGATTAAATGCGGTTAAGGGTGCTTGGGTTGTTAAGATGAAAATCTATAATGAAGACGTTTATAACGGAATTAAGCTAGGTAAATTTAATGGCTTTTCAATCGAGGGTATGTTTGACGGATTGGATCAATTAAAAATGAGTGAACTTACAGAAGAGGAAAAATTGATTGAAGAAATAAAATCTTTGTTAGATAAATTATGATTGATTTAAATTATAATAGAAGGTATAAAGATGCTAGTAGTATAACTAATTCTGATTCAATTTATTTTGATAACGGAACGGGAATATTGCAAAAAATATCCTACGAAAACTTAAGTAGTTCCATTAGTTCAATATCTAGTGGAAATATTATTTTTATAGGTGCTAAATCAGATTTACCAACGGCGGTTAGTGGTGTTATAACCTTAGCGGATTCGATTAGTTATTTTTTCACGACAACAGTAGATTTAACGGGTGATAGATTAGTGTGTGGATTAAATACCGTAATACTCGGAGCTAGTTCAGAAAACTGTTATATTAAATCTACGGGGTTAAGTAGTTCAACAGCATTAGTAACTTCGGTTTATTCATTACCTATTAGAAACATATCATTCACGCACGGTACAGTATTCAATTTAGACGGTGATGGAACAACAACCGCTATTGATTGGTTCGGTATCAACTTTGTAGATTGTACAACGATAGGAACGATTAAAGACTATACTAACTTTGTGATGGGTGATAGTGCTTTTCTAAATTCTAGTGGAATGACATTTGATGGTACTTTTGGAACTATAGCTTTTGGGAATAGTTTATTTGATACTTCGAGCGGTGGCACGGCAATAACCTTAGCAAGTACATTAACAGTAAGTAGAAGGTTTAGAATTATATACAGTTCTTTCGTTACTTTGTCGGGTGAAACTTCTTTAAATGTTTCAGCAAGTGCGACTATCTCAGACGAGAGATATATTTTAGATACGGTAAATTTCTCAGGCGGTGGCACGTACATAACAGGAGTTACTCAAACAAGTAATAAAACTTTATTTACAAATTGCGTAGGGATAGCTAACACAACAACTAGGGGTTTTTATTACATGGTTAACAATACAACAGATACACCTATCGGAGTGCCGAATGTTAATGTTTGGAAAAAGGCTTTAGGCACAACAACAGCGGATTCAAATAATTCTAAATTTTCACATTCAAATAATCGATTAACTTATTCGGGGGCCTTTAATACTTCATTTTTAGTTACGGTAAACGTAGCGGTTCGTGCTAGTGCATCTAATCAAAATATTAGTATAGGAATAGCAAAGAATGGAACGATACTTCCAAATTCAGAAATGACAATTAGAACGTCAACGGCTAATCAAGAACATCCAGGAAGCACTCAATATCAAATTGATCTAGTTACGAATGATTATGTAGAGTTATTCGTTAAAAATAGTCAACAAACAGATGTAAGAGTTTCAGATTTAAACTTTTCAGTAGTTAAAATTTTAGTATAATATTATTAATCAAACAGTTAAGTAAATAAATAAATACAAATATAAATTAAATCGTTAATTAGTTATGAATAAAGAAGTAAAAAAAGCAATTAAAACACTTAAAACCTTTTTAGGAATGGAAACAAAATTAGAGGATATGCCTTTAGCAGATGGAATGACAACTATACAAGCTGATATGTTTGAAGTTGGTGAAGCGGTTTTTATCGTTGTAGAAAATGCAGAACCAGTGCCTTTGCCAATTGGAGACTATGAACTTGCAGATGGTCGTATTTTAGAAGTAGAAGTAGAAGGAATTATTGCATCTATTGAATTGCCAACTGAAGAGGAAGTAGAAGTAGAACCTACTGAAGTTCCCGTAGAAGCTGAGAAAGTTGCACCACAAACAACAACGGCAAAAAAGATTGTTAAGACAACAACCGAAGAACAACATTTTTCTAAATTAAATGCTAAGATTGAAGAATTAGAAGCTAAGATTTTAGAACTTTCTAAGGTTAAAGAAGTAGTTGAAAATGTAGTTGAGGAAGTTGTTGAACTTACAGAAGTTAAAGCAATTAAATTTAATCCCGAAAACAAAACTAAAAACAATACTCCATTAACTCCATTAGAGCTTTATAGAGATATTAAAAGTAGAATGAATGGATAAGTTCGTAAATCCATTTGAGGTGGGTGTTAATTACGAACACTTTTTAAAAGCATTGGGTGCAAAGACAATTAAAACATATTGCAAAGGAAAATTAACCAACGAGCAAATAGAATGGTTAGTAAATGATTTGAAACATTATAAATTAAATAAAAACAAATAAACATGGCAATTTCTTACACTAGTGTAGACATTAGAGGAAAAGCAGTAGAACCAATTTTAGAGGAGGTTTTATTTGCAAACAAAACGGTATCAGAAGGGTATGTAACTTTTGCAACTGATATTAAAGCGGGAACAATTATCACCGAAGCTGGTGTAGATGTAACAGCTCAATTGTACACAGGTTCGGCTTTATCTAGTTCGGGTTCTATGTCAATTAATGACAGAATTGTTACTCCTACTAAATTAGAGTATAAACAAACATTTTTACAGGAAGCATTAAGAGCTGGTCGTTTTGGTCGTTCTATGAATCCAGGAGCGTTCAACATTGAAAGTTCAGAATTTGCATCTACAGTATTAGCACAATATGCGCCTAATATTTCACAGGATGCTGAATCTTTATTTTGGGGTGGTATTACTGCAGCTACACAAACAGCTATCGCAGGTTTAACTCCTGGAGCTCCTCAAGGTTCTATGACAGCAGCTACACAAACAGCGGTTGCAGCATTAACTCCTAGATTAATTGACGGTGTATTCTCTAAAGTTCTTTATGACAATTCTGCATTAGGTGGTTATGTTAAAGTTACGGGAACAACTGTTACTAGTTCTAATATCGCTGCACAAGTTGGACTTATTTACGCTGCAATTCCTGCAGAAAATTTAGCTGATACAGTTTCGCCAACAGCTATCTATTGCCCAAGAGCTTGGAGACAATTAGCACGTATCGCAAACAACTCAGTAGGAGCTGCACAACAAATCAATTTTGAATTTGATTCAATGGCTGCGGATGCAAAATGTTTCTACAATGGTGTTGAATTGATTTTCGTACCTACTCCTAACAATTTAATGGCATACGCTCAAAGAAAAGCTGCTATTATGTGGTGTACTGATTTAGTTGATGATCTTAACAAATTTGAAGTTGGTAAATTAACTAACGATGGAGATGTTCAATTTGTTAGATCAATCTATACATTAGCAGCTCACGTAGGTCAAGCAACTAAAGGTGTTCTTTACGGAGGGTAGGATTAAATTAAATTAATAATCTAAGGGGTGGTGCAATAAACGCCACCCCTTTTTTAATACAAAAAAATATGGCTTGTACAATAGCAGCAGGAAGAATAGAACAATGTAAAGACTCAGTAAGTGGGTTAAAAAATATTTACTTTATTAACTATCAAATTGAAAAAAGTGATGTGACTTATGATGTTACAAATACCGACTTAATTACAGCGGTTATAAATGTAGATACTTTATATAAGTATGAATTAAAATCTACGGAAAATACGTTTGAACAAACGATTAATTCAGATAGAAATACAGGTACTACTTTTTTCACACAAACGTTGAATATTAAGTTGAAAAAGCAAGATATTGCAACTTCTAAAAATGTGAAATTATTAAGTTACGGAAGACCTCACATCGTAGTAGAAACTATGGCAGGTCAATTTTTCTTAATGGGATTAAGACAAGGTTGTGATGTAACAGCAGGATCTTTGTCTAGTGGTGGAGCTATGGGAGATTTTAATGGGTACTCTTTGACATTTGAAGCTATGGAAGAATGTTATGCAAATTTCTTAAATGCAGCGACTCAAAGTGCAATGGTAACTTTATTTACGTCGGCTACATTAGTTGTAGGATAGTAATTAACTAATAAAATTAAAGGCTTGCAGAAATGTAGGCCTTTTTTTTTGAATACAAATTTTTAAATAATACGTTAAATAGATATGATTATATTGACAACGGAAACAACGGAGCAAACATTTAATTTTATTCCTAGAAATAAGGACATAGATTATGATGTTTTTCCCGTACGTGATGAACAAAGCAATGAGATTGTAAACATACTAGTAAATAATTCAGCAGGAACGACATATAACAAGCTATCAATAACAGATGAACAAACGAATGTAACTACTGAAATACCAATTATAAGCAGTTACGAAGGCGGATATTACCATACAATTACAGCAGAATTTGAATTAATTGAAGGTCATTTTTATATTATTAGAGTTTATAAAGATAGTGTAACACAAACTAGATTTTTAGGAAAAGCTTTTTGCACCGATCAATCATTACCTTACTCAATTAATGACGGTGTATATAATCAAAAACAAACGGATAACGATTTCATAATATATGAATAAAATAATAGAATTAAGTCAGTACACTACTCCCGTAATTACTGAACAAAGAAATGAAGGTTGGGTAGATTTTGGAGCAAAGAATGATTATTATCAATTTCTTATTGATAGGTTTCAAAATTCAGCAACGAATAACGCAGTAATTAATAACATTTGTAAGTTAATCTATGGACGTGGAATAACAGCATTAGATGCAAATAAGAAACCAACTGATTATGCTAATTTTTTGAGTTTATGTAGTTCTGATGATATTAAACGTATTATTTCAGATACTAAAATGTTAGGTCAAAGTAGTATACAAGTTCATTACAACAAAAAAAGAGAAGTTGTTAAATTCTTACATTTGCCTGTTAATTTAATTCGTTCAGAAAAGTGCAATGAAGAAGGTGAAATTTTAGGTTATTACTATTCTGATAATTGGCAAAAAACAAGAGAATATAAACCACTTAGATACGATGCTTTCGGAACGTCTAATAGTGAGATTGAAATTTTAATGATACAACCTTATAGCGCAGGAATGAAGTACTATTCTTATGTTGACTATCAAGGTGCTTTAGACTATTGCGTTTTAGAGGAGAAAGTATCGGAATACCTTATAAATGAGGTTAGTAACTCCTTTGCACCGACTAGTATAATTAACTTTAATAACGGACAAGCTACTCCAGAACAAAAGAGACAAATTAGTGAGGACGTTACAAATAAGTTAACAGGGTCAACGGGTAAGAAAGTAATTATTTCATTTAACGATAATCCTGAAGCCAAAACGACAATAGATAGTATTCAACTTCAAAAGGCTGCGGATCAATATCAATATCTTAGTGAAGAAAGTAGAAATAAAATTTTAGTAGGTCATAACGTTACAAGTCCATTACTTTTTGGAATAGCAACTTCAAACGGATTTAGTTCAAATGCAGACGAATTAAAGAACTCAGCTATATTATTTGACAATATGGTAATTAGACCTTTTCAAGAGGTTATAATTGAAGCATTTGATAAGATATTAGCGGTAAATAACATTAGTTTAAACCTTGAATTTTTACCATTACAACCTTTAGATAGTTCGGGTGAACTTGCTAGCGGTGGCTCTAAACGTATAATTGACGGTATTAATAGCTTAAGTCCTTTAGTTGCTAATAAAGTACTAGAAAGTATGACTGCAAATGAAATACGTGGTTTAGTTGGTTTACAAGCCGAACAAGGTGGTAGCGAATTGCAACCTCCAACAGAATTAAGCAAAGAATTAAGCGAACTAGAAAGTTATCTAAATTCAATCGGTGAAGATATTAATAGAGACGAATGGGTAATTGTAGATGAACGTGAAGTTGACTATGATAATGAAATAGATTTAGATACTCAAATTGAAGCTTTAAACAATCCTAAACAAAATATATTACAAAAGTTAGCTAGTTCAATAAAAGCAATACCAAACGCAAAGAGTGAACAGGATAAAACGATTAAAGGTGTTAATTATAAAGTAAGATATCAATATACAGGTAATAGTTCACCTCAAAGAGATTTTTGTAGAGTTATGATGAGTTCTAAAAAATACTATCGTAAAGAAGACTTAGAACGAGCTAACTCTAATATTGTTAATCCTGGTTTTGGGCATAACGACGAACCTTATAATGTTTTTTTATTCAAAGGTGGTCCAAGATGCAAACACTCGTTTAAAAGAGTAACATTTATGTCAATGAATGGAGTAGATGTAAACTCACCAAATGCAAAAACAATAGGAACTGATAC